ATCAATCATGTAACTATCACTAGATTCCCAAGTTGAACGTCGTTCATCGTCATTTGGTATCTCAATAGCATGATGATTTTGTAAAATATTGGCCAGTTTGGAGCTATAGGTCGATGTACCATCATTCATACGTGTAAACCCATCGAACGTCAACGTGAACGTGCCCGCTGTCGGCTCACCGACAAGGCGGATCTCTTGCACACAATTCGAGGTCTGCTGATCCACAGACACACCCAGAAGTTGTGCCTGCGGGATAGCCGCCAACGCCAAATAAACCTGCAACTGGTTAGCGTTGTAAGGAATCCAATTAGTCCAGTTGTCCTCAAAGTTTAAGGCGAACTCCCCGCCGGTAGCCCCACCAAGAATCTCAATCGTCTGACGCTCGTTGATAGCTGCGTCACGGGTGACCTCTACATCGCCGGCAGCGATCTGAGCCAACGCATTCAGCTTGTCCTCGATCTGCTGCGGCGTCGGATTAAACGGGATTCCCGCAGTGGTTTCGGTACCGAACTTCAACTTGAATGTGCCACCCGTAGGGCGACCATCAATCTGTAGCTGCTGAATCTCGTTCGTCCGCAAACCGCCGATCAGACTAGGCAGCCGTAGCCGACGATCCTTCTTATCGTCATCTTTGAACGAATAGTCGGGCAGCGTCCAAATCGTCGCCCGCGACTTCGGGGCACCCAACCAAGGCAGCCAAGGGATATACGGCTCAGCCGGTGCGAACACCGAACCGGGAACCTGCCACTTAGGCCAAATTGTTTGATCCGTAGGATTCACCACCGGAACATCAATAAACAAAGATTCCTTGGGGAGTTCCTGCTGCGGCCACGGCCAAGGCAAATTCAAGGCGTTAGGATCAAACGCGGTGTCAGTTTTCGTGACAGCCGAAAAAACCTCATCCTCCCCATACCAGAACGGGTCGTAGGCTGTCACAACCATTTTCGTCAAATTGATCGACTTCATAGTCGGATCGGTGAACATGTCGATCTCGGGGGATTCCCACAACCGCACCTTCAGAAACCGTGTACCGGACTCTTTGGTGGTGACGTAAAGCTTGCAGTCCTTCTCGAAACTCCAAGCTTTACGCCACTGAGACTCACGGGACAACCACGAATTACCTACGCCTGGGTCATCTAAAATCTCGACACCGAACACCAAATCCCTACGCAAAACACGGTGATTCAGGTAGCGGCTGCCGGGATAGTTACCGGGTTTCTCCTCAACCGCTTTCACAGGCGGCTCAAACAACCCGATAACACCCGTAGCAAGGTAAACACCTTCACCGCCAGCGTTAGGGCCGGCGATAGTGAATTTCTCCCCGTTGATACCCTCAAGCCCAACAACGGTTTCCGGCACCATACGTTTGTTTACCTTCCTAAAGCACCAGTGTATTGCTGATTCTGTAGCCTGTTCTGCGCCGACAGGGCGTCATCCATATTCGCCACGTTGAACACGAACTTCGATCCCATATCAAATCCCTGCTTCATCAGCGACGGGATCGCACCCTGACCGGACCAGCCCAGATCGGACATGAACTGGTTACCTACAGCCCCAGCGAAATCTGTGGGCATCTGCTCAAGCTTCTTGATCTGATCTGCGTAGGCGTTCGTCGTCCCGTTCTGCGCCCCGCCATACTTGTTGGCGTAATCCAACTGGTTCTTCTGCAAACCCAATTCCAGTTTCCGCAAACGAATCTGCTCAAGCTGATCCTTCAACCCCTGATTCTTCGGGTCTTGGGAACGCTGCAACTCCAACTGCTTGCGTTGAATCTCCAACTGGCTCAACTCCTGAGTCAAACCCTTCAACTGGTTTTGTGTACCGCCAGGAGAAACATCACCCAGCAGAGGGGTGGAAGCAACATTGGTTTTGAAGTCGGACACCGTGTTGTTCAACTGCGACATTTGGTTGTTAGCGGCAGTGAACGCGGGGGCTGCGGACTGCTGCCCGAAGTTGAAGTTGAACACCACACCGGATGCGTTACCGAACACATCCTTAACTTGCTGCATCAACAACTTGGCAACACCGACCACCTGGCCGATACCACCTTCGATGCCACCGCCGAAGTCTCGGGCGATAGCCTCACCGGACTTATCAATCCAGCCTGAACCGGAGAACGGACCTTTGTCTGCTGGCGAGTTCGGGAAGAACGCACGGGCAGCTTCCATCAATGCGGAAGCTGAACTAGCGACCAGCCCTGCCTGTGATGCAATGCCTTTGGCGAAAGATGCGCCGATAGCGACACCGGCCTGCTCAGCGCCACCCGCATAGCTGAGCATCGTCTGGATGATCTGGCCGCACACGTTCGCCACCGTGCCGATAGCCTGACCCATAGCGCCCTGGATCACCGCTGGGACAGCACCAAACATCGCCTGAACCACCCCAGGCAACGCGGAAAGACCAGCCTGGATGGTTTGGAGAATGCCGGCGACACCTGTAGCTGTGGCCTGTAGAGCGGCACTAAACCCGATAGAAACCCCGGCTGCAATCGACTGGAATGCCCCGGCCACCGGCTGCGCCAGATTCACCAAACCTACTGTGAGGGCAGTCTTCATCTGCTGAACACCGGTCAACACAGCGGAGATAGCAGGCCCGAACGCAGCCGACACCTGTGGTGCAAGCTGCTGCAACGGCGCAAGCGCACCCTGAGCCTGCACAGCGACAGCCTGAAGCTGCTGCGACAGAACACCTTGCAAATTGTTCGTCACATTGCCGCCCGTGCCAGAAACAGCGTCCTTGATGCCCTGATTCAGCCCTTGGCCGATCTGCTGACCGCTCTGCTGAGCCTGCGGGACCAACGTTTGCGTCTGCGGGATCAAAGCCTGCTGTATCTGCTGCACGCCACCGGCAACATCACCCTTCGCCGCGGTCTGCAACCCGGTGATGAAGTTCTGCGCCGTCTGCTGACCGGCCTGCTGCGCCTGCGCCAACTGCTGCGGGCCACCAAGAACACCCTGAACCGGGGCTGCATCACCTGGCTTCAACCCAGACTGGTTGAACGAGTTAGTGAAAGCGGAATTGACCTTCTTGCCAGCATCCTCAGCCTGCTTAGGTAAATTAGCAAACGGGTCACCGGAACCGAACGCCCCAGCACTGATCTGGTCTACGAAACTTCCGCCGTTTTTGGCGACTTCCTTCATCCGGTTATTCAGTTGGTCAATCGACTGAATCGGCTTCTCAAAGTTACCGTCACCCATCGCCCCCAACGTGTCCTTGACGATGTTCGCACCGTTATTGAACAGGTTGATGAGCTTGAACAACGGCGACAAAGTGTCGAGCAGACCCGCGATGGTCTTGAAGCCGTCAGCAAGGCTAGGCAACGTGTTAGTGACAAACTCCTTGACAGCATCAAGGAACTTCTTCATCCCGTCACCGAAGTTCGGGTCAGACAGGTTATCGAAACCCCAACTGGCGATCTGAACAACCAAATCCCAAATCTGCCCCAAAACCGACTTCAGGTTCTGCATCGCAGCATCCAACTGGCCGTTACCCGCAACCTTCGTCACCCAAGCATCAAACTCTTTACCGATGTTGGAAAACGATTCAGCAAGCCCGCCCAGAAACGTGCCACTCAGCCTGTTGACAAGGTTGATAAGCCCGTTAGTGAACGCGGCAACACCCGGTGCGGCAGCATTAAGAGCGGCCCCGATATTCCTGATAGTGCCATCAATCTTACTCAAATTATCGGGTGTGGTAGCCGTGTCCGAAAAAGCCTTAAACAAAGAAGTGACACCGTTAGCAACCGAAGGCAAAGACGCTTTCAGTGTCGGCAACAGATTATCTGCAAGGTTCTTGAAAATAGGGGTGAAACCCTGCTGGAAGGAATCACTCATCACCTTCTTCAATTCCTCAAACTGCGGCTTAATAGACTCGGCAGCCTTTTTGATGCCGTCCAAACCTAAAGCGACAGCCCCAACAGGGACGAGGATGCCGGCGAGCAAAGCCGGGATCGTGACAAGGATGCCTGAAAGCAACGCCATAGCAGGGGCCAGCAGCGCAGCCACAGCAACAACAATCAGCATCGTTCGGCCCATACTGAGGAACGATTTGCCTGCGCTAGCTGCGCTCTGACCGATATCGGACAAGGCGGAACCTATGCCCGATGACGCGGAACGCCACTCATCCTTCAGCCGGGCAACAGAAATTGCCAGCCCCCGAAACACCCCGCCACCATAATCAAACTTATCCTGAAACTCGACAGGAATCTTGATACGATCCCTGCGAAACTTATTCAGCCGCGTGATGACAGCTTTCTCGCCCTCACCATCAACCTTGATACCGACCTTTACATCAAAGTCTTTCCAAGTCTTCTCAGACGCAGCCAAATTATCTGCAAGAGTCTTTTCGATAGCTTTACTGTTAACCTTGATACCAAGGTCGATGTTTGTGAACTCTTGAATCGACTTCACGGCACGCTGAACAGCGCCAGCGTTATCACGATTCAGAAGGTTATTATTTGCAGCGTTATTTCTGATACCGTTGTAGAAGCTGTCTACCCCAGCCCGAAGGCTACTCAGTTCCGCTTCATCAGCAGTGAGGTCAAGAAGTTTAACCCTATTAGTAAACGATTTTTCAAGCTTCTTAAACCTGTCCCTAAGACCCTCACCTTTAGCGGTGAGAGGGATATTGTATTCGACCTCGGAAATGAGTTTCTGAATTTTTGACAGGTAGCGTTGCTGGAACCTGTCAAGTTTAGCTTTCGGCTCAACCTCTGGTTTCAGTTTCTTGAAAGCCTCACTGGTGCTTTTAGTGGCCTTATCCGGCTTAGCGTCCAAATCGACAACACCATCGACACTGAAATCTTTATCCGCGTCACGAATAGCCCGATCAAACTGATCTTTGTCAGCGTTAACCTTGGCCGTAACATCAAAATTACGGACCGAAGCAAGCTTCTCGTTAAACTTAGTGAGATCAGCATCAACCTTGACAGTGAGTTTGTCATAGTCTTCGAGAGCCGCTTTCATCTCGCGGCGGAACTCACCCAACTCGGGAACAACCCGAATCGAAACCTTACCGACTTCTTTACCGCCAGTAGCCACTAGCCCTCAACCTTCTCTTTCCTGGCAGCCGCCAACTGCTGCGAAGCCATAAACGCAAACGAATCAGGGCCATGCACCTTCACAGGCTTATCCGGCACAGGGAAAGGCTCAGGCGGCTTAGGCCGCTGCTTAGAATGAGCAGACACATACGTCCACTGCAAAGCCCGAACAGCATTCACCGTCGCAACAGCTACATACCTCGAAGCATCCCAACCGCGGAACTCCTGGCCCCCACGACGCTCAGCGTTAAACCGGCAATCATCAGGCAAACCTCGAATCAACACCAACAAATACAAAGGCGTCAAAGGTTTAACAGGATCAAACACATCACGCAAATCCACCCCATAAAACTCAAGCAGATCAGCAGCAAGAAACTCGCCGTACTCATCTATGAGTTCAGCGAGTCCTCGGCTTCCCCCGCTTGGGTGCCATCCATCCACCTCGAAAACACACGCAAAGTCAACGCCAAATCTTCCTCAATCGACTCCACAAGCTGACGGCCCAACTTCTCCGAATCAGCAACCAAAGGAAGAATCTGAAGAGCAACCTCAGCGGACTTCTCAGTCGCAACCAAACCCTCGACATCAGACTTCTGAATCGCAGAAAGCTCATCCAAAAGACCGTAAACCTGCTCACGCTTATTCTTCGGCACACGCAGAAGATTACGGAGCGTAACCGTTTTACCGTCGCTCAACTCGAACTGGCAAGGAGCGAACTCTTTCTCAATTTCCTCTCGAATACTATCGAGGGTGAAAATATTTGACATAGCGGACCTTTCAAAAGTTTCAGGCGGGTCATATTAGTGGCGGGCAGGGGGAGGGGCAGACGGCCCGCCAAAGCCACCCCTCCCCCCGGTCAAACAGTGGATCAGACAAACAAATCTTTATTGATCCACGAATACTTCGGCGCAGTACCCGACTTCAAGAACGTGGCCTTAAGTGGAATACCGGCGAACTCATCAACCTTCAAGCTGATCGAATCATCACGCTTAACCGACACCTTCGACGCATGGAAACCGATCTTCGTGTCACCATCCACGATCACGATCACCAAAGCCTTCTCAACCGGCTTAGTTGTTCCACCCGGCACCGAAAGGACACCAGCAGTGACGGTAGTGTCAGCCCCGTAATACAACTTCAGGGTGTCACTGTCGAACTGGTGAAGCGCCATCGTCAGGAAGTCAGCGACCGGCTTAGTTTCAACCTCACGCAACGACTCATTTTGCCAAGTCCCTTTAACTTCGGTGTCGCCACCGTCATATCCGAACTCGGGAAGCGAATCGCGGCTAGAGTGACCAACATTCACCCACGCAGCCGGCAGAGCCGCCTTACCAATCGGGGTGATAACCGGCTTGCCGTCATCATCCAACTCCTCAACCGACTCATCAGCCCCGAAGCGGGAAACATCCAACCCTGCGATAACGGCAGGCGTCGGCGCGGCAGTGCCTGGAGGGGCGAAGAAGATATAACCGACTGCGGGTGTGATTACCGCACTGTCATTGATAGCCATTAAATACTCCTGGTTAGTTAGTTAGTTAGCGGGGGTCGAACCCCAAACTGAATGAGTCCCTGGACCCGCCAGGAGTCCATAAAAAGAGAAGAAAACTGGGTGGCACCCATAGTTTCCGTAATGCTGTGCAAATACCCGGCAGGGGTTTGCGTCTGCGAACGAACAGCTTTATACAGCACTTCAAGTGCGTCCTCGTAAAGCTGCTCAGTTTCCACCAAACCATCTACGGTGTAGGCGGTCAATTCGATGACAGGTTTACTGAAGATGAAAGGACCATCTTTATAGCGTGTGCCGCCGATGCGGCGTACCTGCAACATCGGGAACTCCCGAAAGTCAATGTCCTCAACCCAAGAACTGACTTTTATATCAGGTAGTGCTTCCCGCAGGATAGGTATTACAACCGATTGTATTCGAGGAATCCTCGACATGGTTGCCCTCCTATGCTTGTACCCACGTCATCGTCATCAAATATGTTGCTTTTGGGGGTTTAGTCTTCACATCCGCGAACTTCCCACCGGGGCCAAAAATACCTGAAGGCATATGCCCATACTCGATAGCACCGGCACTCATCTTGTGACCAACCAGGGACACAAGCCAGTCCTGACCATATTTACCATCAGCACCATCAACTTCGATGCGGGTCAAATTGCCGGGGTCAGCAATCTTGTACCACTTAGTCGAACCACGAATGGACTCCAACCGTTTCTCTGCCCTGCCCTGCAACCGTCTGGCCTCACGATACAACTCGCCCTGAACACCCGACGAGTAAGAAATCATGCGCTCAACCTGTTTCTTACTGTAAATCGTTACAGTCATCTAATACCTCCGCAACGTATAAGTGTGATGCCGCGTGCGAGGAGAAGAATGAAAATGCATCGCATCCCCCTGCACAGCCCACCGGACACCCATCCACTCCACCTGAGCTTGGGCACCCAAAATGCACTTAACCGAACGAGGAAACCGCAGAGAATAGTATTTCTCAGTCTCGAAACCCTCGTTATCCTGCTCAGCCCTACGAGCCGAAGTACCTGACTGGCCTATAGGCTGAATCCTGGCGTGGGTACGGAAACCATTTTTCGAGGGCCGGGTTCGGGTATTCCCATCAGCATCCGTAACAACTTCCTCGGGATACACGATGATGCACTGGTTACCTTTATCCAGCAGACTCATCAGTCCACCCGAACGAAGAAATTCACCGTGTAATGCTTGGGCCGGGTTTCAGGATCGCCACCATCTACACGGTTCGTGTTCAGACCGGGAAACAGGTAAGCCTCGCCCGAACTATAACTAGCCGAACCAGAAATGCCGCGAGCGTTACCGCTGTTCCGTATAGGGTCACGCGACGTAACGCTGAAGTCGGTGCGCGGTGCCCTGGTTGAGTCCTCGACGTGGGAGTTGACCGTGCCACCGGCCCAGCCGGTAACCCCTGCCCGTGTGCCTGCACCGCGCAAGAACGAACCGCGCAGATCGGGAACCGTGTTCCGCTTGGTGAGCGCGGCATACGCGGTGCCAGCCACATTGCGACCGTCGCACAGCACCCACACCCCGGTCATGCCGCTGATCTCAGCCTCGGTGAGCAGCGACGAGATGACCGTCCCGATGGGCGACGGCTCCGCTTTGATGGCAGCGACTTCGGCTTTGAGTTTGGGGAGATCGTCCTGCTGCAACTTGGTCAACTCGCCGCGCATCGCCACCGTCACCCCTTGCAGGGCAGCGGATTTGCCGTTCAGATCAGTAAAACCGGCCTGCACGGTGTCCATCCGAGCCGAGATGGCGTTAAGGTAGGCCGCCATCTGATTGCTGACCTGCGCCAACGGCAGGGCAGGGTCCATCAGAGCCTCGGTGATGAGCGCCTTGGTGTCGGGAGGAACCGTGCGCGAAAATGTTGACGGCTGACCGGGACGGGTCTTGTTACCGAAAGTTGTCGTCATCAGAACACCTGGTAGCTGATGCCGTCGAATTGCACGGTATCGAACTTGCCGGTGGGGGCCGACACGGAAATTCCGCCGTCTGTGCTGATGCGGACATTCGCAAACCGATACGCGACCTTGGTGTCGATGGCGAATGCGGCGGCGTTGATCTCAAGCGGGGGATTGGGGATCGCGCTGTTCAATTTTCGGACACCCACCCCCGATCCCGCCGACGTCACCGTGACAGTCACGGTGCCCCGCAGTTGCACCGTCCCGTTGATGAGTCGGGCCTCAAGCAGTCCCGTACCCGTACCGTTGAGTGGGCAGGCCACCCAGTCGACGTTGGGTGGAACTTCCTTGCCTCCGGTGAAAATGTTTCGGATCTCGGTGACGGTGGACGCCGGCAGCGGAGGGGGGGCCAGCTTGTCGGATTTCAGCGATTCCAGGTCTTTACGCATGGCTGCGATGACCGCTTCCATAGCGGTGAAGTCGCCGTCGAACGGAGTCAGCGTGCGGGTGAACTCCTGCGGTGCTGTTGCGCGGACCTTGTTCCCGAATGTTGTCACTTTCCGCCTCCTGGGAAGTTGATTCCGGTGGCCTCAACCAGCGCGGCGATCACGTCGTTGAGCAACCAGAACAACTCGGCGATGGTCTGCGGAGTGGCGTTCGGGCCGTTGATCGCGTTCATCACGTCTTGGACCAGCTTCTCCACCGCCGTGACTTGTGCGCCGACACCACCGAACTGGTTGATGATCGCGCCCTCCAAACCGTCGATGAACTCCTTCGGCACGTACTTCTCAATGACGAACGCGACGATCTCGGCGTCCTGGGCCTCAAGCCGCTGAGTCTCCTCTAGCGCATACGCCGAGTTCTCGGCCAGCGTGAGCACCTGCCCTTTCAGCTTGGCGTTGTCGCGTTCCAGTGACTCCAGACGAGCCAGCAGCGCGTCGACGACCTCTTGGGAGACACCCTCACCGGACAGGGCCGCGCCTTCCAGCGCGGTGACGCGATCCGACACCCCATCAAGGGCGCTCTGCTCAGCCTTGCCGGTACGCAGGTCTTGATAAGCCTTGTTGAGTAGCTTGGTCTGCTCGTCGCGGGTATTGACCTCATCGGTCAGTTGCTGGTTAAACGCGGATAGGTACGCCCCGATGACACCCGTGCTAGCAGCGGTGTCCCCCTTGGCCCATTCTGCCGCCATCGACGCAACGATGATCGGAAGCCCAACTCGCACATCGGCAATCGTCGGACCTTGGCTGACAGGCTTGCCACCCGAAAGGATCGACAGCAGTTGCACGTATCCGGTGCTAGTGTCCGACAGAGATTGCCACACCGCCTCAACATCAGCGACCGTCGCGCCCTGCTTCACCGCCAGCAGATCCAGCAGAGCCTGCAACGGCAACTCCGCAACAGCAGCAGCGACAGCCGTCTGAACCTGAGCCTCGGACACCCCGCTGGCAGGCAGAGCAGCGACAGCCTGAGCGACAATCGCCTCAACCTGAGCCTGAGTCAAACCGCCTGCGCCCGTGCCGGTACCAGTGCCGGTGCCGAGATTTCCGCCACCTCCCGCACCCGTGGGCGTTGGGACACCATAATCCCGATTTAATACCTCGTAAATGAGCTTAGTGACGCCCACAACAGTGAAAACAGTTGCCATTACTTGAAAACCTCCGACTCACCCAACACCGTCACTGAATCACCAAGCAGCACGGAAGGGACCAACGTAGTGAGCCGGTTACGATGCACACCAAGGACAGCCCACTCATCAGAAGTGATCGACAACCGGCCAGTGGCAAGGTCTTTCGACAACTGATAAGTATAATTTCCGTCAGTCTCACTGACGTAACCCTCGGGATTCCTGGCGAGGCGTAACACCGCATCGGCTTCAACCTGAACAACGTCCTCAACATCCAACTTCCCCGAATCGACCTGCTCAACCAGATCAGGGATACGGCGTCGGATCAGACGCTCAACATCTTCTAGGCGGACCTTGACGAGTTTAATTTCCTCGCAGGACAGTTCACGGGACCAACGCACAGCAACATCGTCAGCCGATGCAAAAGACATAACTACCCCTCGTCTTCAGCGACAGCCTTCTTCGGGGCACGCTTACGCACAGCCTTAACAACAGGTGCTTCAACACCGTCATCGGCAACCCAGCCACCGGCCTTCAACAGAAGATCGGCAAGCGAATCGGGAACCTCAGCGACAACACCGTTATCTTTATTTCTAATCTTCACGGGTTCCTCTCCGATTTATAGGAAACCCCTATACAGGGCTATAAATCTGTATAAACCAAGCGGGGTAGGGGAGCCGCTAACTGAAGTCAACGGCTCCCCCTAACCTCACTTGACGAGTTTCACGAAACTTTCGGGGTCGTTGACCAGCACACCGAACTCGGCCTCCACACGGACAGCAACCAAGTTGTTCTGCCAGAGGCTAACCAGACCGGAACCGTCACCCGCAGCGGAAAGATCAAGCGTCGCCTGATCCGAAACGTCGTAAGACAGCCCGCCGATTTGTCCCCACACGATCTGGGTCCAGTCACCCTGGAACCCCAGGATGCCGGTGTCATTATTCGGCTTAGTCGGATCGGTGACGTGATCCGACAGGAACGTCGGACGCCCCAAAACTCGGCCCTGCCGGAACGGCGAGTTGATATCGGTGTAGGTCGATTCGATGAACAGCGGACGATCAACCTTGTCCTTCGCCGCATTCAGAACCGGCTCAGCGATATTATCGAAAAGCGTTCCGTTCCACTTCTTCTGACGGTTCGGAGGCGTCAGATCGTTCAGCAGAAGGCCAAGACCCTCATTCAACTGATCGAACGCAGTAGAGCCGGCACCGCCAAGCTGAATGGACTTGCTGGTGTCAGCGACACACTTACCGAACGGCGAATCGACACCGTGCAGAACAGCAGCGTCAAATGCCAGGGCAATCGCTTCGGCCACCTTGGTACGCATCGTGTTCAGGTAGTTAGCGGGGTTCGCACGCACAACCTCGGAGCTTGCCGCAAAGATCGTCGCAATCTTATGGGGCACGATATCCTGCTTGGTCATGTCGCCCTTGGTGACCGGCTTCTGCTCACCTTCACCAACCCACTTGGCCCGAACATCGCCGGTCCAGTGGGGGATACGAACACCAGTCGGCCCCAAAGGAATCCGACGAGCAAGCTGCTGAACAACCGAAGACTTCTCGATTTCAGCGAAATAATCCTGAGACAAAATGGGATCCAGGTAGCCCTGGAACATCGTGTCGGTAGTTACCGCCACCGGGGGTGGGGTCACAAATGCTGGCATGATTTAAATCCTTCTCAATGTCAAGTTACTTAGCCCCGACAAGCCGCTTCACAGATTCAAGAAGCGGATCACCGTTCAACGGAAGCACATTCCCTGTGCCCTGTGATGGATCAACGGGACGCTCCCGTGCGGGAGCTTTATCCAGAAGTGCCTTCACCCGCTTAACACTCTCCGAAACAGTTTCCTCATCAGTTCCCTGGACAAGCGAAGCGACCTCCAAAACATCCTCAGATGGGATGCCCTCAGAAAGAACCGACTTCAACTTCAGCAACTCCAAGCCCCTCTCGGAAACTTGGCCCTGCAACTCGTTGAAAGCAGCCTCTTTAGCCGACAACTTGCCTTCGTAATCACCGATAACCTCGGCCTTAGCCTTATCAACCGCCTCATTACGTTCAGTGCGGTATTTAGCTGCCTCTTGCCGAAGCCCCTGAACATAGTCAAGGGAAAAAGTTTCCTGCTGTTGTGGAGCCGCCTGGGCATCAGCAGAAATAGTCTCGCTAGTAGCGGTTTCAGACATAACAATTGCCTCCTGGGCATGGTTGAAGACCCATCAAGGGTCTTGGGTTGAAAAATGTGCTTAGGCGGCGTGCAGTGCAGCCCAATCAACAGACGATTCATCGGAAATCATCAACCTCAACTGGTTGATCGCTTCCCGGTTCTTAGTGGTAGGAAGCCACTTCTTTTCCTTAAAGGAGTAATACTGCTTGTCGGGGTTCTCATCCAAAACCTCGGCAGCTTTCTCACTAGCCTTCTTCCACAACCCGAAAGCCTTACGGCTGGCGTCCAAACCAACCCAGTCCTTCAAATCGAAAACCGGGACAACCTTACAATCACAATTCGTATGCCATTCCTCAAGATAATCAGAGATGTCATCGAAATAATTGTTCAGATCAGACTTGTTGAACATTTGGACAACTTCTTCATCGGGAAGGTCTAAACCGGCAAGATCGGCACCGTAATAGACAGGCCCGCGGGAAATCAGCATCAAACACCAGGAGCAAGTCTCTTTACCTGTAGCTACCCGCGCCCAGCCACGAACCTCGGTGACAGCACGAACAACCTTCGGGGTGAACTCCTTCTCAGCACCAGCCCACGACTTACCCTTAACCGTCTGATCCGGTCGAAGCAAAGCCTGAAAATCGGCAACCTGCTCAGGAGTCAACTTCGCAGTCTTGCGCTGATACTCAACCTTTTCCGCGAGCGGCTTATCGGCCTTCACCGCGTTGATGATCTGCTTCCTGCCGGCGTTCTCAACCTCACGCACAGCGACCGAAGCGGCCTGACCAACAACAGTATTCGGAGACTGATCCCGCATAAACATCGGGCGAACAGGCTCCATCGCCTGCGTAAACCACTCAAACTGGTAAGGCTCAATGTCCCTAGCCAAAACAGGCAACTCAGGATGCGCCTCGAACCTTTGGGAATCGTAAAAAGTTCTCGCAAGCTCAGCAGACTTATCCCTGGCAGCCTTAACCTCGGGATACAGCAGCCGCATAAAACCCAACCAATCGGCAATAGCCAAAGCGGGGTTCACAAAAAACTTACTGAACTGCGTAACAAACCTGACCAAAGCGGCTGAGATCAACGCCTGCTGAAAAGCGAATTCCTCCGGTGTCATGCACCTATCACCGGCTTAGTAGGCTCCGGGGGAGGGTTCTGCGGCTGAGGGGCAGCCTGTGGGCCGACACCCCCATACATACCCGCCAACTGTCCAAGCGGGTTGTCTTCTTGATCCCACTGCCGCATTTCCTCACGCTCAGTGATCGAATAGCCCATGTCGATACGCGCACGCTCACGGGGGATCACCCCTGTACCGTTCGCATACAACTTCGCAGCAGCATCAGCCTTAGCCGCATAAGTCGGAGTAGACGGATCACGCCACACCGACTCAAGACGAAACATCTCAGGCGGAATATCGCCGCCCTTAACACACAAATGAGCAACCCTCATAGCCTGCTCCCACGCCCCACCAAAAATCTTGTTTTTACGTTCAACCGTCTTCACAAGTCGGGACTCTGAGGATTTAATAGCTTCAGCAGACGCCGGATTATCCGAAGAAAACGAGAGGTACTGGGGTGGTAGCCCCGTATAAGCAGCCGCTTTACGGTCCAGCGCGTCAAGCGCGTCAACAAAGTTTCTAAGCTCAGCCGCAGTGAACTGGGTAGCCTTAGCATCAGCATCCTCAAACGCGAGAATTCTCGCCATATAAGCATCAAACAACTGCTTTCCCGTGTCAGGATCAACACCCAAATCCTCCGGTTTAACCCCAAAAATCAGGCGTTGCGGGATAGCCATAAGTTCCGCTGTTCCCTGCATATCCATCATGATTCTTGCGGCAGCATCAGTAACCGACCGCAACTCCGGGGTAATCTCCGACGTACCATAAAGGTCAGAAAGCCTAGTGCGGTTAGGGATAGGGATAACCGGAACCAACCCAAGCTTATGGGTGATAGCGGAAATACGTTTCCAAACCCCTTTATCCTTCTCCCACTGAATCGTCTGATCCGGCAGATACAACGTCGAAGCGATAACAGCGGTCTGATCCTCCGTATAAACAACACGGATCGCCTGCGTAACCTCGCGGGTACGTGGATCAATCACCGCGTGCAACGAAGTCGGCGGCTCAACCCTAATAATCGGAACATCAGGATCAACATTCAAATCTAACTTCGGGTCCGGTGCAGCAACAGTGATAAACGAACGACCATAAATCAGGGCATCCGTATGCCCCAACGTCGCCTCAACATCAAGATTGTTGGCCTGCCACCAATCCCACAACTCTGCGTCACCCTCATCGGCACCGCCAAGACGGAAACCCTCAAGCTCCTGGCGCTCCGCAACAGCATTAACATACAAACGTGGATAACCGACGTTGGCCAACAGTTTCCGCATCTCGGGCGGAGCAGCGATACCTATAGCGTCAGGCCGGCGCTCCGAATCGTAATACGCTTTAGAGTCCTTAAACGTGTATTGCCGCTGCTCAAAGGCGTTGATAAGCTCATCTCTGGCCTTGTCAATATCAGCCATTAGCGCAACACCACCGCCTTTCTGGAACGGTTCTTCTTCGACATAAGGAACTTTTGACGGGCACCAAACGCCAAAACCGCGCAAACAGCGGAATCAATTTTTCTTGAACTGTCTTTGCTCGCCTTACGGATAGAAATTGCATCAAACTGTGTCGGGTACCTACGCGCATTCAAAACATGTTGTCTCAATGTCAAGTTGCCATCATGAACAACTTCACCTTCGAGAACGCAGTCGAGGAACCGTTCGCAATCCATAGCGAACACCTTTGTGTTACCGCGCATATCGAAAGCAACAGGATTATTCGGGGAAGCATCAACCTTCAACCGCTTCTTAAAGTCCCGGCCCCACTGATCGACATAAGCCTCGAACTCTTTCACGTCAGCGCGGAAAGCAACCACGTCATAGCGTTCAAACATCGACCTGACAGTCGCATCCACATCCTCACGCGGAACTTCCTCGTTCGGATACTTCGCAGGGTTCCACGCCTTAATCAGAAAGACGCATCCATCCTCGACACGGCAAGCAACTAGGGCCGTCCAGTCATTGCTCTTAGAACCATCGAAACCAAGCGTTACACGATCACCAGGCTCCAAACGTGCATCAGGATCAATAATCGCATCCCACTCATACGGGGCGATCCAAGAGTCCTCAGACGCATTGACCTGATTCAAAAATTTTCTACGAGACTCAGTGACAGGGTTACGGATATCCAACACCGACTCGATGATCGCCTCGACAGGCAACCAAACAGAATCACCGCGGGCAATCTCGATACCCTCACGCAGCTTCACCAACCCAGCCGAATAACCCTCCGGGTCTTCCTTCTCAGAGGGAATCTCAGACACAGGGGTATCAGCCGGCGCTTCCAAAGCGTCGTACAAGGTGCCAACATCGACAGCCTGACCGGACTGAACCGACTGCCATGCGTCGTAGTCCCGCTCAGCCACAGAATCATCACCAGGGATGTGCGCGTTGCAGATCGACAAAATCCTGGCACCAGGAATCTTGGTGACATTACCTTCGATCACACCAGCCAGATCGTGACCATCGTTAGACTCAACCCACCACTGGGTTTCGTTACGGATCACCAACGTTGGCCGGTTACCCTCCATCGAATGAGGGCTGCTAGTGACAGCCTCGATGCGGCCACCGCGCTCGCTGTAGATGATGGTCTTATTGACCTCTAGCCCGTAGTCCGCTTTGAGTTTCGCCGCGACCATGACCGGGAACAGCGACATCGTGTTTTTTGTTTGCTCCTGAGAAACAGCAACAATCTGGACCCAAGCAGCGTGACGCGGCTTACCAACAGGCTCCCCGTCATCATCGAAGTGGCTGAAAGCCACCGGGCCACACAACTCCGCTAAAGCAAGAGCGGCAGCGAGCGGGTCTTTACCGTGACCTTTCATGCGGCGGAACACACCGTTGCGGTAGGCGTACCTACCGGTGGGATCGACTGCGTACCACCACAACACCCAGCGTGCCTGCTCCAACGTCGGCATAAACGCCTCGCCGGCATGTTCCCCGCCAGGAGTCTTAACGTAGGTAGCCCACCAGTTCAGGATTCCCCAACCGAGAGTTTTCTCGGGCAGAAACCACTGCCCGTCAACTGTTTTCCGCCATGTCGGGCCGATAACGTGGGAGGGGGCGGGGAGTAGATCAGCCACCACTCACCACCACCTTCCATCATCGACTAAACAGGAACACCACAGCTTCGATACCGACCGTGGCTAACACACCCACGGACACCCAAGACAAAACTGATTTCAAATTTGGTGTCATTTCATTTTCGCTTTCATCATGAAGCTCATCCCAGTCTGCACAACAGTTTTCGCTACCAGCGCGGGGATAATAGTTGTCCAAATCTCTTTGTCGAACACCGAAAACCCAGGCCCATCAGCGATAGTTGCAAAAGCGGCCACCAGAGACACACCGATATCCAGAGAGATGCCTCGCACGAACGTCAGCACGGTCACCTGACCGGACTGAAACGCTTCCTCGACGGTTTCGTCTTTGAACTCTTTCTTCGGCGCTGCAAGACGCTTCTGGGTACTCTGCGCCCTGTCCACAACATGCTGCTTGTTCTCAACGATTGCTGTGTTGATCGCTTGCTGGATAACAGAGTTCAGATCGACAGGTACCCTCTGGCCTGTCTGATCGTTAACAGCCACAACCTGCGGGGGTGGTGGCTGGGAGGGCGGCACAGGGGCAGGAACATACGTGTACGGCTGCTGAGGTGCCTGATAAACCACCTGACCGGGTGGCTGCGGGGCGGGCCGTTGGGGTGGCGGGCCAGTTTGCTGGCTTTCCCACGGCATCACTGCTTCTACCTCCTAGAAGCCATTGCGGACATTCTCATAAATCTCACGGGCGTTAACACCCAACTGATCGGCTATCGCCCAAATCAAAGCCTGCGTCAGCAAACCTTCGGCGCGGACATTCAAAATCTGGTCATCCAAACCTTCAGCTTCGCTGTGGTGGCGTGGCCTTCCGGTCAGCGGAGTAGACGGTCCAGGTGGGGGAGAAGCCACCGGGGCGGGATGGGGAGCAGCAGGTTCCTCTCTAGGAACGAACTGATCCGCAACCTGAATCGCTTTGTGGTACCGCTGAACCCGATCCTCGAAACCGTGCAATCCACCATTGATGAGGCGGCACACAGTCTCATGATCCTCGCGGTCAGCAGCATCGTTGATCTGCGAACCACGCGCAACAGTCCAATACCAGGAAGCCCCCAAGAACCCGAACGTATCCGAACCAAGTTCCTGCGGGTTGTCCACGAAGTAACTTGGTGTCGGGACAAGCCCCTTCGAGTACGCCCACTCCGACACCTGTCGATGGTTCTCCCGGCCTGTGATCTGAATAGGCCCATGACCCTTGAAGCGCACACCATCACCGGGCTGAATGTTCCCCAGGTCTTGACGGCCCTCGTATGCCGACCCATCCGCCAATTCCTCCATGAAGCGAAGCCCGGCGGACTCATGTCCGATCTGGGCGAACCACTCAGCCACCCGCCGCGGATTTGTGCAATCCGACTGCCGCATAGCGTCTTTCACCGCCGGCACCAGGGCGCGGTACCGCTCAATCGGCAGCGAACCACCCATAGCGATAGAAAGCGCCTCGCCCTCATCCAACGCCGCGGCAGGACCAGGCAGCGTCGGAACACCAACACGCTCAGCGTGACCGAAGACATAACCTTTCGGCGGGATCAACGTGCAAGCCTGCTCCCAGGTAATCCAATACACCGTTGGGTTGAACCCGCTATCCACAACAAGGATGTGACGGGAACCATCATGATCCTCAGCCGCCCCAAAAAACGTCACGTAATGGTAGACCGTTCCACCACCATACGACGGGTTACGGACCTGCCCATCAATAGGGCTGGGGCGGCTAGCGCGAGGGTAGTTGAACTGCGGCGCAACGAAGTTAGCCAACATAGGTGCGCCGGCTTCACAGATCGACGTAACCGTGTCATCCCACAACTTCTGCTTCTCAACAACCGTTGGTGGATCGTGCGGCATCTCAACCAGACGCCAATCAATATGATGCGCCCTCTGCTGCAACACATCACGAATCTGGCCGATCCAATCGGTGCCATTCTCGGTGGTGCGGCAGGCCATCGCCAGTTCCCACTCATCGGCGGGAATACCCCACGAGTTCAGGATATTTTCCGCCGACCCTGGGCCGCAATGGAAGATCGGCTGCTGCCCGATCTCATGCAGCGGCGGCAGCGGCAGA